CCGGAATTCTTTGTGAAAAGAGAACTCATGGAGGGGAATGTCCAATCTGTGACTTTGCGTCAACCCTTTGGCGCGATGGAGTAGACAATAACGACGATAGGGCTAAAAAAGAAGCTAAAAAGCTTTTTGCTCGTAAGAGGTATTTTTCACCAATCCTTGTCCGTGGCCAAGAGGCCTCTGGAGTAAAGATATGGTCTTATGGAAAGATGGCTTACGAAACTCTACTAGGCTATGTTCTTGATCCTGATTATGGTGATATTACTGATCCCGAAACAGGAACAGATATTGTTCTTAATTATACTGTGCCCGGTACGCCCGGCTCCTTTCCAAAGACTCTGCTGAAGCCTCGTCGCCGACCATCTGAGTTGTGCGATGATATGGTTGAAAACTGTGCTCAGTTACTTGACAGTATCCCAGATATTGAATCTATGTTTGAGCGTAAAACCAAAGAACAGGTTCAAGCCATTTTGGAAGAATACTTGTCAACTGACAAATCCTCTGAAGCAACCTCAAGTGAGACGCAGAAATACAATACAGCTTCAGATTCAAAAGTTGATAAAGCTTTTGCAGAATTGATGAATGGGTAGCTAAAACAGTACTCAGTACAGGGAGGCATGGCTGTGTCGCGTTACGAATAAGACGACTAAATAGATGCCTCATTTTTTTATTAAATATAATCAAAGGACAAAACAATGAATATTAAAAATGGACAAACGGTCAACATTCACTATGTTGGCACACTTAAAGACGGCACAGAGTTTGATAGCTCTAGAACAAGAGGTAACCCACTTAGTTTTAAACTAGGAGGTGGCCAGATACTACCTGCTTTTGAGAAAGCAGTGCAGCAAATGAAAGTTGGAGAAACAAAATCTCTTTCTCTAAAGCCTACTGAGGCTTACGGTGAGGTTAATGATCAAGCCGTTCAAGACATACCAAAAACATCTTTCGGCCCAGAGGTGGAACTTACTGTGGGCAATATAGTTCACGGACAATCCCCAGATGGAAACCCTTTAAGGGCTGTGATTAAAGAGATTAAAGAAGCTGAGGTTACATTAGATTTTAACCACCCACTTGCAGGGAAAGAAATTAATTTTGACATAGAACTGTTAAGTGTGGAATAAAGCAATTTTTACACCACAGGGAGGCATAGGTGCTAATCATGATGCCTCGTAGTAAAAAAAGGAGAAACATATGCTACTATTGACACTCTTCCTCGCATGCGGGGACAAAGAGCAAGAAGAAGAAACCGGTTCAGAAGAAGTGGTGGAACAATCTGAAGAGGAAGCTTCGACAGAAGAAGAATCTGAAGGTTCTGAGCAAGAAGGTTCTGAAGAAACAGAATCTGAGTAAGACAATATAAAACCGCAGGAAGGCATGGGTTTACAGATGCCTTTATTATTTGGAGGTAAAATATGATTATTAGTTTAAATGAGGCGAATTTTGAAGCAGAAACTTCAAAGGGAACTGTCTTAATCGACTTTTATGCTGACTGGTGTGCACCTTGTAAAAGGATGATGCCAAAAGTAATGGAAGCTGCTGAACATTTAAAGGGAAAAATTACTGTGGCCAAGATAAATATTGATGAGTCAAAAGAGTTGGCTGCAAAATTTGGCGTTAGAAGCATCCCAACATTTGTTTTGATTAAAGACGGCAAAGTTGTGAACCAATCTGTTGGTTCTAAGTCCACAAACGATCTTGTATCTTTTGCGGAATCACTCAAGCGGGGTGAATAAATGGGTAAGGTGGTACAAATGAAACAAAAACCGGGTAAGATGGATCTAGCAGCAATGCGAAAGCTAATCAATAAAACGACTGGCATGAATGTTGCCCATGATCTAACAAAAGATAATCCTACTGAAGTTAAACAGTGGATTCCAACTGGTTCTCGTTGGTTGGACTCAATTATCTGTAGGGGTAAAATGGCTGGCATCCCCGTGGGTAAAATCACAGAAATAGCTGGCCTTTCTGCTACTGGCAAGTCATTTATGGCGGCGCAAATTGCTGCGAATGCACAGAAAATGGGTATGCAAGTAGTTTACTTTGATGCAGAGTCTTCATTAGATCCTGCTTTCTTGGAACGTGCAGGTTGTGATCTAAGTATCACTATGTATGTTCAAGCTGTTTCAGTTGAGAAAGTATTGATGACAATTGAAGAACTCATGTCAGCGGCACCAGAGACTCAATGGTTATTCATTTGGGATTCTATTGCTGCTACTGCTTCAGAAAAGGATATTGAGGGTGACTTTAATCCTCAGTCAAGTATGGCTGTCAAGCCAAGGATTTTTGCAAAGGCTTTTCCAAAGCTAACCATTCCTTTGGCCAACCAGCAATCAGCATTAGTTCTTCTCAATCAATTGAAGACTAACATCACAAACAATGTGGCTGAAGCTATGACAAGACCGTTTATTGCTCCCGGAGGAAAGGCGATTGAATATTTTTGCTCGCTTAGAATCTGGCTTACAAAGAGAAGAGCAAAGAATGCCATGGTCACTGATGAAGCAGGTTTTCGAATCGGCTCCGAGGTGAAGATAAAATTAGAGAAGTCTCGTTTTGGCTCTGAGGGCCGAACAGCTACTTTTAAAATTCTTTGGGGTTCTGACGTCGGTATACAGGACGAAGAAAGCTGGTTTACAGCATTGAAGTTATCTGGAACCGATAAGTTAAAACAAGCGGGTGCTTGGTATACTTTGGTTGACAAAAAGGGTAAGGAGCATAAGTTCCAAGCCTCTAAGTGGATGGATAAGTTACAAGACGATAATTTTCGTCAAATGGTTTATGACCTGATGAATGAGGTTATTATTCATCGATTTGACCAGAACGCATCTGAAATCGATTTAGGTGAATAAACTTCATAAAAATACTTGACAAACCTTGGCCTCCGTGTTATATTATAATAACACGGAGGTTTTTTTATGAAGAAGGTTATATTGATTGACGCATTAAATTTGTTTATTAGAAATTATGTCGTCAATCCAACTCTAGACACCAAAGGAGTCCCAATCGGAGGATGCATTGGTTTTCTTAAGTCCCTACAAAAAATAACGAGAACGATGAAACCAGATCAAATCGTTGTTTGTTGGGACGGTGTCGGAGGCTCACAAAGAAAGAAGGCAAAAAACAAAAAATACAAAGAGGGTAGAAATCCTCTGAGGTTTAACAGAAGAATGATCAAACTAGATCCTGCTTCTCAAAACGAGAATAGAATATATCAACAGATTAGACTTTATGAATATCTAAATGAGATGCCGATTGCACAAGTTGCAATTGATGGGATTGAGGCTGATGACCTAATTGGGCATATTGTGCACCAACCCTATTATGACGGTTGGAAAAAAGTTATAGTTTCGAGTGATAAGGACTTCTTTCAACTGGTGTCTGATGAGACTTCAGTATATCGCCCAATACAGAACACTTTTATCAGCGTTAGCACATTGTTAGAGCAAGATAAGATTCACCCAAATAATTATGCATTAGCCCGAGCCATGGTCGGAGACAAGTCAGATAATTTAGCGGGAGTTCCAAGAGTTGGAATGAAGACCGTAGCTAAACTCTTCCCTTGGCTCTCAGAAAGTAGAAGATATGACACAGAGTCTATAATCTCTGATTGTCAAACTAAAGATAAGTTAAGCGCCGCACAGAAAAACATTATTGAAAATGAAAAATTAATTGACGAGAATTATTCTATCATGCAACTTTATAATCCTACGATTTCTTACACTAATAAGCAATCTATTGATTTTCAAATAGTAAATTTTGAGTTTGACTTTGTTAAGTTAAATATTGTAAAAATGCTATTTGCTGATGGACAAGGTTCTATAAATTTCAATGAGTTATACACTTTGTTGAAAAATATTTCAAGCGAGCAATCGTGGTAAGAAAATAAAAAAAATAAATCAAATTTGTTACTTGACAAGAATAGCAAAATGGGTTATATATTTATTACAGGTTATTGGAGGATAATATGGTAAATCAAAGAGAGACTTTGTCTCATTTCGGAAAAACGTTTCAAGAGAAACTATGTCAATTGATTTTGGAGGACAGACCTTTCTGTGATCAATTGGAAGAAGTATTGGATATAAACTTTTTAGAGTTGAAGTATCTTCAAGTTTTTACAGAAACAATATTCAGTTACAGAAATCGATATAATACACACCCAAGTTACGACATTATGGCAACTATGCTAAAGTCGGGGCTTCGTCAACATAACGACGCAGTTCAAAAACAGGTTCGTGAATATTTTGCTAGGGTGATGTCGGGCTCTGTACAGGGTCAAGATTATATCAAAGAACAGGCTATTGACTTTTGTCGGAAGCAGGTTCTAAAAGAAGCGATGATGGCATCAGTAAAGCTTCTAAAGACATCATCATTTGATGAAATACAAAAGATTATCGATGATGCTTTAAAACTAGGTGTAGAGAACAATTTCGGTCATGACTACCTTAAGGACTTTGAACAAAGGTTTGTCGTAAAAGCAAGAGACCCAGTCTCAACAGGTTGGGAAAGAATTGATGACCTGTGCAAAGGCGGCTTGGGTAAGAGAGAGTTAGGAGTGGTTATAGCCCCAACTGGTGCCGGTAAGTCAATGGTGCTTGCTCACTTAGGTAGCCAAGCAGTAAAAGATGGTAAAATTGTTGTGCACTATACATTAGAGTTGGCAGACACTGTTGTCGGTCAAAGATATGATTCTTGTATAACAGGGGTTGCACTTAATGACTTGTGGAGAAACAAAGAAAAAATATTTGACACTGTGCAAGACATCGATGGG